TAGCCTCCGTGTACTCGTTCCAGAGACGCGCCACGTCCGCTGCCGCCGCGGCCGAGATTTTCTGCTGGTCGGTAAACGCCCGCTCCTGCGCGGCGGTCAGGCCGTAGATCGTCCCGAGGTCCTTGATGCTCGCACCCTGCGCGAGCTGCGCCTCGACCAACGCTCGCGTGTCCTGATCCATCGCGCCGAGCGTGACGCTGTAGTCGGCGCCGGCGCTCCGCATATTGGCAAGGGTATCGATGACCTTCTGGGTCTCCTTCGCCATCTCCGCCTCGGACTTGCCGGCGTCCTTCACGTTGTTGTTGTACCGCCCGAGCGCGGCGCCGGACGTATCGACCGCCGGCGCGAGCGTGTCGTGCGCCCCCTTCAGCTCCACCGTCTTGTCGCGAGCCGTCGTCATCGCGACCCGCACCTTGTCGATTTCCTCGTGCAACCGCCGTTCGGTTTCGGTCGCGCCTTCCTCGGCGGCTTTGTTCTCTTGCAGCGCATCCCCCCGGAGCTTCATCTTGAGCATCAGGGTGCCGATGGCTTCATCCACCTCCGCAAACTGCTTCTTCACCTTCTCCGATGGGAAGGAGACAGCAAGGATCGCCTTTTCCAAACCCATCGCCGACAGCCGAACGCCGTCGATAACCTGCATCACATCGCCGAACACGACCTTCGTGGCATTGAAGCCCACCGACATGGTGCTCGCGGCCGTGACCGCCGCATCGGCGAGGTCGAGGACCGCAATCGCGCCCGAGTCGATCAGGTGGGCCACGCCCTTAATCAGATCCTGCGCCTCGCCGCCGAACGCCGAGGACAAGGCTCGCTTCACCGCCTGGAACGCCGCTTCGAGGACCGGCGAGTCCGCGATGGCGCCGCCCAGCTCCCGGCGAAAATCGGTCCACCGTTTTTGCACTTCGCCGACATGCTCGCCGAGCCCGTCCGTCACCTCGCCCAGCCGGCCTTGCGAGACGATGAGCTGCTGAATCATCGCCTCGCGCTCGACCCACAGGCGGTCCTCGGCCGACATATCCGAGAGCTTCCGGCCATGCTGGGCCGCGATATCTTCCTCGGCTTGCTTGATCGCGCCGAGGTCCGCGATGTGCCCGAGCGTCAGCGGCCGGCCGCTGATCAGCGCCTCGTTGACCTTCTTGAACGCCTCCGTGACACTGATGCTGTCGGTCTGCGCGAGCTGCATCGCCGCCCGGCCGACGGCCCCAAATTCCTCACGGGTCAACCGCATGCCGGCGCCGAGGGATTCGTTGACGCCCTTCATCAGATCCATGTTCGTGATCTGGTTGTGGGTCGCGGTATTGAGGTCGCCGAGGAGCATGTTGGCGGTCAGCCCCGCCGCGGCCGTCAGGCGGTCGAAGCTGGCCGAGACGGTGTCAAACTCCGCGCCCTCCATCGCAATCTTGGGCAGCTCCGCGACAATCGCCTGCGCGCCGCCGACCAGCTTCCAGAAAATGTCGGCAAGGATCTGCCCCGTCGCGATGGTCGCCACCCACGACGATCCCAACTCCACGAACGAAGCCGCGAAGCCTTTCGTCTCGCCGGAGGCGTTCTTGGTCGCATCGGCCAGATCCTGCAAGCCTTGCGGAATCTCGTACCCCAGCTTCCGCATCTTCTCGACGGCCTCGGCGGCTTTCGCGCCGACCGTCTCCATCTCCTTGGCCGTGAGCGTGGAGACGCCGCCCAGCTCGTGGATCGCGATGGTCAGCTCGGACGCCTCTTGGATAATGCGGCGTCCGGAGAACTTGTCCACCATCGCGTTGAGCTGGCCTTCGACCTTCTCGGCGCCCGCCCCGAAGTCCACCAGCGCGATCTTTGCGTCGTTGATCGCCCGGAGGAACGTCGAAAAGTCCGCCTTGAAATCGGCATTTACGCCCACGGATTCACCTCAGGCCCATCTCGACGGCCTCGCGCTCCTGGCGGTCGCGGGCGTTCTCGTCCGGCTCTCCCGACTGCTGCCGCTTGAGCATGTCCACGAGCACGTCGTACTCGTTCCGCGACAGCGCCCGCAGATCCGCGAGGCTCCAGTGCATTAGCTGACAGATGGCGAACTCGGACTGGAGGCCGGCGCGCCATCCGGGGCGTTTTTTTCCGCCTCGGCTTCCTGATTGACGGTCTCCTCGTGCAGCTCCAGCCGGTCGCGAATCTCGCGGGCAATCGGGTTTTTCAGGTTCTCGAAGGCGGCGGGCGTCAACATCACCGGTCGGCCCGTCGGATCGCAGAACGACCACGCGACGATATACGCCTGCATCCGCGCGGTGCCGATCAGGGTCGTGTCGAGGACCGGCGGCTCGCCCATCCCGAATTGGCGCCGCATCTTCGCGAACATCTGCTGGGACATGCCGTAGGACAGCTCCCGGTGCACGTCGATCCAGTTCCCATCTTTCAGCGTCAGCCGGACAATCGCCGGGTCAACGAAGGGTGATCGCATCGACCTTTCTCTCCTTGGCTTCCGGCTCGGCGAGCCGGGCGGTGAACGCGTGATCGCGGTACTGGCAGACCTCAGTGATCGGCCAGCACCACGATCCGCGGGTGAGGGTGACGACGAAGTACAACGGCGCCAGCCCCAGCTTGTAGTCGTCGGCGTTCGCGACGTGGGCCCGGAGCGTCAACGCGCCCTGCGCGTCACGCTCCACGATGAAGCCGCCCACGTCCGCCGCGGGGTAGTACTGCCGGAGCATGATGCGACCGCGGACACCGGTCGCCAGAATGCCGGCCTTCGTCACCGGCTTGCGGCGCAGCTCCTCCGCGGTAAACGGCATCCGGCGCTACGCGGCGCGGCGGCGCTCCACGAACGGCGCGCCTCCGGGTTCGGGCGCCCGTACCAGCGAGACCGGCTCGCGCGTCCAGCCCGCCGCGGCGACAAAGTTGCCGCTGATCGCGACGGCGCCCGTCGCCTTCACGTCGATGGCGGCGTCGAGCCACCCGAGCCCCTTCCAGAGGAACGTCGGGAACAGCGTCGAGGGCACCAGCTCCAGGGCGACCGCGACCTCGCCGAGCGCCGCATCGAAGATGGCGGTCTCGTCGGTGTCCCACCAGCCGCCGATGGTCCCCTTGATATCCGGCAGGCCTTGCACGTAGACCTTGTTGGGGTCGCCAAACGCGGTGACGTCCGCCTTGTCCCGCGCCATGTTCAGCGTCCACGCGTTCATCGACGCCACGGCGACGGGAACCGGTGGCGCGGGTGAGGCCGGCGGCGCCGGGTCCATCAGGATTGAGCCATGCGAGCCATACATGCGATTCACGGCACACCTACCTTTACGGGTTACTCGGTTGTCGGCACGGCGGCAATCTCGTACTGTCCGCCATCGTGTTGCCACCGCTCGTCCGGGTTCTCGTCCGGTTCGTTGTAGCGGCGATAGTTGAGCCGCTGGCACCGGACGCTCCGGTAGCCGGCCGGCGTCAGCGCCCGGTTGACCAGCAACGCATCGATCTGAGTCGCCGCCTTCCGGGCGTCCGACCCGCTGGTCGAGAAAATCACGCACTTCACGATGTACTCGAAAATCTCGAACGCCTTCTTGCCCTCGAACATGTAGATGTCTTCGTGGTCGAGCAGCGTCACCGTCGCGAACCGCTCCGCGCCCTGCGGCGCCGAGTCCCAGAAGACGCCATCGGGCAACAGCCCTTGCAGCGTGGGATCGTTCTGCAACGTCGTGATGACGGCACTGTCCATCGAGCCGCTGTCCACTACAGGATCTCCGTCTGGTAGAACGGCTCAAGGCTCGCCATCATGCGGAGGCCGTCGTACATCTCGCGGCGGATTCGCTTCGCAATCGTCATCAGCCCTTGATCGCGATGCGCGGGCGCGGACCCGCGGTTCCAGCCCGCCTGCGTATGGCGGTTCTGCGTCCCGAACTCCCACCACACCGCCTCTTTCGCGCGGCTCTCGACGGTCCACTTCTCCTGCATCGGAACCGAGTTGTCCACGACGTAGACGTGGTCGGCCATCTTCGAGGACCCGTAGGCGGTCCGGAGGTCGTCCGCGGCGGCAATCGCGGCGGCGTGTACGATGACCCGCGCCTCGGCTTGCAGCTCCGCGGGCAGATCCGACAGCGCCTGACTCAGCTCGCCGATCCCGTCCAACGTCAGCACCAGACTCTTGCCCACCTACCAGCCTCCGTCGGCGTCTGCCCTCGGCACGCGGCGCGTCGGCGGCGGTGTCGTCGGGGATGGCGGAGCTGTCGGCGGCGGTGCCGGTGTCGGTGCCGGTGCCGGCGGTGTCGGTGGTGGGGCCGTCGGTTCGCTACTCATCGTCATCCCGCTGCCTCCCTCCTCGGCGGACCGTTCCTCGCACACGATCTCCAGGCGGACGTTGCGCTCATCCAGATTCCGCACTCCCACGACCGCGAAGTGCCGGCCGTGATAGCTGACCCGCGACAGGGTCGTGACGCCGGGCACGTAGGGCACGACCACGAGGAACGGCAGCAGCGCCGTCACGGTGCCGGCGACCACCCGTTCCATGTCGGCGGCGGACGCGGGCGAGACGCGGCCCCACGGCGTCCCAATCACGTCCCAGCTTTCGATCCAGCCGCCGTCTGGGTTCGGTACCGGCTCGCCGGGGTTCTCCAGCACCACGCGGTGCGGCCGTTCACTGATGGCCAGCTCGGCGATCCGCGGCGCCGGCATGTCAGGCCACCACCTCGAGCCGGTAGGGCTGGATCGCTTCCTCGTAGCCGGCCGGCATGTCGGCGACGATGGTGCCGATCACGACCCGGTCGCGCCCCGTCGTCAGGTAGTGCGCGGCGAGCAGCCCGACCGCGAAGCGCAACGGCGCCGGCAACGTCGCCTGTGTCCAGCCCACGACGCACAGCAGGCTCAGCGGCGAGAGGTCGGAGGGCGTCCCGAGGCTGTCGAACGCCGCCGACTGCCACACCAGTCGCGCCGGCCGGCTGACCACGTCGAGCTGCCGGACCACGTCGTCGGGTTCGAGCACGGTCGCGGCACCCTCGCTGTCGTAGTACGTGATGCCACTCACCTCTTGCAACGGCGGCAGCGGCAGCAGCAGCACGCCCGAGGCGCACACCTGATCGAACGTGATGATCGCCGTCTGTGTCGTCAACGCGCACCCGGTATCCCGCTCGACTTGCGCTCGCGCCGCGGCGATGTAGCTTTGCATCAGCGCCGGATCTTCCTCGTCGCCGGGGACGATCCGCGCTCGCGCCAGCAGCTCGGCGACCGTCAGCACGTCGTCATCGTCGGGCGGAATCGTGACCGCCACGGCGCGATGCTGGTAGCCGGACGGCGCCCACGGCCACGGCGACGGATAGGTCACCGACCCTTCTCCCGACGATAGGTCTTGGTCGAAAACGTCTGCGGGGGTACGACCGCGGCCGGCGCCGTGACGGACGCCTTGGTCGCTTGGAGCGCCGCGGTCCGACTCGGCAACTGGTCAACCGTAACCGGACCGCTGTCCGCGGTACAGGTCTGGTGCGGTGCGCCGCAGATAATGCACGGCCCCGGATCGTCAAACAGCATCACTGCCTCCCGAGCACCGAGAGGGACGGCGCTCCGTCCCCCTCGGCGTGTGGTCTACAGACCCGTGACTTTGCCGAACGCCGCCTCGCGGTAGACCGCGAAGGCCAGCCGCTCTTCCCCGCGGATCGCCACGAGGTTCTTTGCGAAGAAGTCTGCGTGCGAGTTGGTCGCCTCGATCCGGACGCCCCCGCGCCGGAAAATCTGCGACATGGCGCTGTAGGCCCCGACCAGCGCCTCGCCCACTGGCATCGCCGGCGTCGTCACACCGGAAATGCCCCAGAGCTGCGGCGTCTGCGGCGGCGCGTAGGGACCGGACCCCATGTAGTTGCCCTGCTGGTTCTTCGCGAGCTGGACGGTCATCCAGTCGTTGGGATTCATCACCCAGCCGTCGGGTACCACGAACGTCGTGGTCGCAATGATCGTCATCTGCTTCAGCATCGCGTCGGCGATAGAGTCGGCGCCCTTGGGATGGGCCGGCGTCAGCCCCGGCAGCATCCGCAGCCCGAGCAGATGTGGATCGAGACCCGTGCCGTTCAACAGCTCGTCCTCTTCCTTCAGCTGGAGGCCGAGCAGCAGCCGCGCATCGATGATCGACCGGATCTGCGCGAAGTCTTCGAGCATCTCCTCGGTGACCGGAATCCAGTGCGCGAGCTTCCGCACCGGGGCGCTCGCCGACTCGAACGTCAGCGCCGACTCGGGCTTCAACGCGCCTTCCCTGACGGCATCCGCCGCGTTCGTGAAGGACTTTTCCTTCATGTACTGGACGAGATTGCTCGTGGTCGAGCCGGGCGCGATCAGATCCGCCACGACCGGCCGCACGAACCGCAACGGCACGATGCCCGGCCGCACGTCCGGCGTCACCAACGAGCCGCCCGACGCCGGGTCCTCCGTCAGCGTGGCGCCGTACATCCGCAGTCCGCCGTCGGCGCACTCGATGCCCGGCGACGACCACGCGCCCGAGATGCGATGGCGCTGCGCCTTGATAAACGCCTGGTAGTCGGCGGCGTTGATGAACTGCGTGCCGAGCGACGTACGCGCCTGCGGCGTAGCCGGCCGTGGCGCGCCGCTTCCGGTGAGCTGCTCCAGTCGGGCGCTGAAGGCGGCGTCACCCTTCATGCTGTCGATCTTGCGCTGGAGCTCCTCCCCGGCTTTCAGCTCGGCTTCGATAGCGCCGCGCTCCTCGGCGGTCATGAGCCGGCCGGTGACCGCGGCGGTCGTGGCGCTCGCGGGCGTGACGACGTGGTCGCGGCATCGCTGGCCGGTCTCGGCGATGAGCGTAGACGCCCGCTCCTTGGCGGCGCGGAGATCGGATTCGAGCTGTGCGAGATTCATAGGCTGACCCTTTCGAGTGTGAGCAACCGCTGTTCGAAGGCCACGAGGTCACTGCTCTGGGGCTCCTGATCCGTGGCCGGCGTGCCCGGCTCCTGGGACGTGGCCGCAAGGTCAGCGGACGCCCGCGCCCCGGCAACGGGTGACGCGGTGAGGTAGCGCGCGAGTGTTTCGGACATGGTGGCGATGCGGTCAATCAGGCCGGCGGCGAGCGCCTGTTCCGCGTTGAGCGAGCGGCCTTCGCCGTAACCGTGGCGGATCTTGTCGGCCGAGACGCCGCGGCCCTTCGCCACGTCGCCCACGAACCGCTGATAGGAGGCGTCCACCAGCCCGTTGATGTGCGTCTCGGCTTCCTCGGTCAGCGGCCCGCCGTCGGCGCCTTCCGCCTTGTACTTGCCGGCCGAGAACACTTTGACCTTGACGCCCAGCTTGGCGAGCGCCTCGGAGATATCGCGGTGCATCGCGTAGACGCCAATCGAGCCGACCATCGCGGACGGGGAGGCGACGATCTCGGTGGCGCCGCTCATCACCCAGTACGCGGCGGACGCCATCGAGTGCTGGGCGACGGCGATGACCGGCAGCTTGGCGCGGATCTTCATGACCTCGCGGGCAAACTCCGTCGCGCCGGCGACGTTGCCGCCCGGACTGTCCACGTCGAAGACGATAGCGCGGGCATCCGGCCGGCTCGCGGCTTCGTGCAGTTGCGCGGTCAGCCCTTCGAACGTCGCGCCGCCCGACATCTCCGACAGCAGATTCATGCGAGGCGACAGCACCCCGTAGACGGGAATCACATACACGCCGCTGCTGCCCGACGCCGCCTGCTGCTGGCGGTTGTCGCGGGCCACGAGCGCCGCGGCAATCTCCGACTCGTCCGCATCCTCGCCGGCCATCCGGCTCGCGAGAATGCCGGCAATCGTCTGCCGCATCGAGGCGGTAATCGCCCACGGGTGTTCGATGGCGAAGCTGAGGACGTGTTCGTACTTCAGGCCAGAGCGTCGCATGGAGGTACCTCGCGGTCGTGGAACGCATCCGCGCCCTCGACCAACCGCAGATAGGTTTCGTCGGTGACGCGGGCGGCGTATTGCGCCGCGAGCGCCCAGCCAAGGACGGGCGTCAAGTCGGTCGTCAGCTCGGCGGCGTAGCGGGTGTGGTCAAACGCGCCGGCCTTCGCGCCGGCCGGCACTTTCGCGAGCCGGGTCGCTTGGCGCGTCCACGCGGCGCGGACCGCGGCCGTCACGGCGGCTTGGCCGTCCGCAGGCGCAACGGGCGGCGTGCTGCGGCCGGTCTCGTCTGCCGGCGCCGGCTCGATAGCGCCCGCCGCCGCAGGACCGCCCTGCTGCTGCGCGAGCTGGTCCGCCGAGGGATCGTCCTTCATCGACGGCAGGTTCAGCCGCGCGCGGCCCTCGTTGGCCGTCATCATCGGCCGGCCCACCAGCGCCCGGAGCGCCGCGGACTGTTCCTCGAAACTGCCCTTCAGCTTTTCCGCGATGTTGAATTCGCCGTAGACACCGGTCGTGTCCCGGCACTCGGGCAGGAGCTGCCGTTCAATCGCCGAGGAGACCATCTCGAGCCACGGCCCGAGGCAGTCGGCGTAGAGCTGCTTGTGCTGCTCCTTGATGTTGCTGAACGTCGCGTGCTCCAAGATGCCCACCATCGGCAGCGGGATGTGGTACTGCGCGGCGCACTCCTCGCGGGTCAGTTTGCGCGAGGCCAGGTATTCGGAATCGCGGGCCGAGAACGAGGTCTGCTTGAACGTCATCCCGTCTTCGAGGACCGCGACCGTCCCGGTGCTGGCGATGCCGGTGTACTTCTGCTGCCACTGCTCGCGCCAGAGCTGCTTCTGGTCCGGCGTCCACCGCGGCGCCGCCAGCGGCCGCTCGATGACGCCCTCCATCCGCGAGGCGTGGAGCCAGTACCGCTCGCGGTGCAAGCCGGCCGCGGTTTCCTCCGCGAGAATCCGCCGCAACGTCTCCAGCGGCGACAGCCCCATCAGAGCGTTCAGCGGGTTGTAGCCGTTGAAGTACACGATCTCGCCCGGCGGGAAGTACGTCTCCTCGCCGTTGACGGTGAAGATGAACGCCGCCGGCAGCAGGCCGCCCTCGACGCGCATCGACTCGGGCGGCAGGCGCACGAGCTGCACGGACGGCCCCTGCCGGACCTTGAGCCAGTAGGCGTTGAAGTAAATCCCGAGGTCGGCAATCAGACTCTCGAACAGGCGATAGCGGTCCGTGTACGGGTTGGGCTTCGTGAGGATCTGCGCCAACTCGTGGTCCGCCAGCCGCTCGCGGTCCGTGTCCGACACGCGGCGGAACACTTGGTAGCCGAGCTGCGCGATGTTGCGAGCGAGGAAGTCCACGCACGTCCGGACGTTGGGCTGCGCCGCGTAGATGTTCGCGTAGCTCCCGCCGAACCCGAGCCCGTAGGACGGCGGTTGATTGAAGACTTGCCCGAAGTAGCCCGAGCGCCGGTCCGCGGCCGTCGCCTGGAGCGCGCCCATCGAGCGCACGATCGCCACGTTACGGCTCGACCTGCAAGAAGGCGATGTTGTCCCGGTGCACGACCAGCTCGCCGTCCGCGCTCGTGGGCTCGGCGCCGGCTTTCAGAATGGCCGGATTCCGCAGGGTCAGCCACGGTCCTCGGGTAGACCACAGCACGCCGCGGAGCGCGGTATCGGGATCGGCTTTGAGGTTCACGATGACGGTCCGGAGCACGCAGGGTGGTTGCCACCACCACCTGAGCCACACCGGAAGCAGTCTGCTGGCGTTAGGGCGGCTAGTCTATTTTGGGTTTCTGATTGCGGAGGTCGCGCCGGATGCGCTCCTGCACGCTGATCCGGTCCTCCTCGGCCCGTCGATACAGGTCGTCGTAGTGGCTGGCGGTCAGCGTCAGATGCACGTCTACGCTGTCGTCCTCGTCGTCGAGGCGGGGCCGGCCGGGGTTGGTTCGCTTCATGCGGTCACCAGTTCAGGATCAGCGGCCGGCTCCTCGGCGGGGCCGGTCGCCAGTTTCCGCGCCATCAGCGCCGCGATCACCGGGTCGATCCGGCCGCGGCTTTTCGCCTTCGTCGGGTAGATGTTGTCGTTCCCGTCGCGCCGGACGACCGCGTTGCTCACGCACCACAGCATCAGCTCGTTGTCGCCGGCATCGACCAGCCCGTCGAGCACGTCCGCCTCGAAGTCCTTCGCCGGCTGATTGAGCTGGGGCAACGTCTGCGGAATCTCCACGACCAGCAGGCCCGCCTGCGCCAGCTCGGTTCCTAGATTACCGGCGTTCCATGGGTCCAGACCGACTCCCTGCACGTCGAACATCCCCGCGGCTTCCTGCACCATCGCCAGGACGACGGTCTGATCGATGCGGTTGCCGGGGTTGGTCCGCAGATAGCCGGCCGCGACCCACTTCGCGTACGGCGCTCGGTCCCGGTGGGCGCGCTCCTCCAACGTGTCGGCCGGCGTCAGGCAGCGGACGATCAGCCGCCACTCGGGCCGGTCCTCCGTGGGCGGAAACGCCAGGACAACGGCCGTCAGGTCGATCTTCGAGGACAGATCGATGCCGACCCAGCACCGCTGCCCACGCAGCTCCTCAATGCTCCACTGGCTCTGGCCGCGGCGCCACCCGTCGAGCGACAGCCACGGCGACAGCGTGTTGACCCAGAGATTCAGCCGCTTCTGTTTGAACGCATTCCCGGCGGACGGCATGTGCCGCGCCTTCGTGGCGAGCGCCAGCAGATCCGCCGGCAGCACCGACACGCCGTAGTTCGGGTTGGCCTTCCGCCACGTCCGCTCGTCCAGCCAGTCGTCCTCCTCGTCGGCGTGCGCGATGAAGGCAAAAAAGCTCTCATCCTCGAACACCCGCTCGAGGATCTGGCAGGCGTAGTTGTGCTGGTCGCCGCAGGGTGATATCAAATCGTCCCCCGCGGTGGTGATCTGGAAGTTGACCGGCTGGCGCCGCGCGCCGGTCGCGGTCTCCATCACGTCGAGCAGCGCCCGGTCCTTGTAGGCGTGCAGCTCGTCGGCCACGACCAGATTCGGGTTCAGACCATCGGTGCTGTCATGGTCGGCGCCGAGCGGCTCCAGCTTCGACGCCGTGTCCTCCCGGCTCAGATTGGTCATGAAGACGGCGATGCGAGACTTCAGCTCGATGGAGGTCGTCACGAGCTGCCGCGCGTCATCGAAGACGATCTTCGCTTGGTCTCGCTTGGTCGCAATCGTGTAGCCCTCCGCGCCGGCCTCGCCGTCGAAGAAGCTGACGTAGAGCGCCACGGTGGCCGCTTCGAGGGACTTCCCGTTCTTGCGCGGCAGCTCGTTGTAGGCGGTCCGGAACCGCCGCAGGCCCGTCTTCCGGTGGACCCAGCCGAACAGCGACCCGAGGCGGAACCGCTGATGCGGCTGGAGCACAATCGGCCGGCCGGCCCACTCGCCCTTGTAGTGCTTCAGCATCCCAGCGAACCGAAAGAACCGCTGGGCGCGGTCGAGGTCGAAGCGATACGGGAACGCCCGCGTGTCCTCGCAGCTCCGGTCCCGCTGGTGTCGGCGGCAGGCCAGGACGTGATACTTCCCCGCCGGGACCTCGCCACTCACCACCGACCGGGCGTAGGTGTCGAGCGGGTCCGCGGCCATCAGTGCGCCGTCGGCGGCGCCTCCAGCGCGCGGTCAAACTCGCTGAACGCATCGCCACCGGGCGGCGGGCCCTCGGTCTTGACTCGCGAGCGGCTCGACGGGGTCAGCCCCAGCTCGGGCCACAGATGGTTACAGCCCGCGAGCGCCCGCGTGGCAATCGAGAGGTACGGGTTGGGGATCGGGTAGCCGCTCGGCGCTTTCACCACGAGACCGAGCCGCTTGATCTGCTTCATCGCGTCGAGGTAGCGGTCCCACTCCAGACAGAGCGCAATCAGCGCCGCGCGGTCCGCCTCGGTGATCTGCCGGGCGATCCGCAGCATCGGCGCCAGCCGGCGCCACTCGGCGCTCGCCGCGGCAAACTCGGCCAGCTCCGGAGGCGGACTATCGAACGCGTGCGCCGGCTCGGGCGGGGCCGGTTCGTCCGCGTTGAACGGACGCCGGCCGGGGTTCCCTTCGAGCCGGCGCCGCGCCGAGGGTTTCGGTTTCCGGCCGCGCATCAGTCCGCCTCCGTCCTGCGAGAAATATAACAGGCCGAAACCGGCCGGGCGGACCTGTGGAGAAAACTAGCAGGCCCCAGCCGGCCGCGGCCGACACCCTCGAATCCGACCTGCGAGAAACGTACGCAGGCCGGGTCCAAACATCGCGAATCGTTAGGAAAACCGGCCGTTTCGGACCGCTCAGGTTTCGATTGCTTTCCGGACCGCTCCGGCAGTATACTGGTAGCCTCAGATCGGATACACCGACTGAGATTTGAAAGGTTTGACAAATGAAGAACGCAGCAACGAAGACGGCGACCTCGGCGGCGAAGGCGGGCACGGTCCGGATGAAGCTCACCAAGGGGAAGCACGGCAGGGTCGGCATCGAAATCGTCGAGGCGCCCAAACAGACCCTCGTTGACGGACTGACCGCGGCGCAACGCTCCAGCGCGACGACGGAGCGCAAGAAGCGGGACGCCGCCATCGAGGCGGCGAAGGTCGCACCGAAGACGCCGGTTAAGTCCGGCCCTCCGGTCTCGGCGGACGCCGGCCTCGTCAGCGTCGAGGAGATTCTCGCCGCCACCAGCAAGCCCAAGCCCACGCTCGCGTCGGTGAAAGCCGATACGGCGAAGCTCCGGGCCGCTGGTAAAGCGCCGGCCGCGAAGCCGGAGCCGGCGCCCAAGACGAAGGCCGCACCGAAGGCAGCATCGGAACGTCCGGTGACCAACGGCCACTGCTCCAAGTGCGGCCGTTACAACGACCCGCTCTGGCCCGAATGCGAAACCAAGTCGGCGTGCGACAACCGCATCAAGGTCGGCAAGGAATACATCGCGCACATCGCGGTGCGCGACGGCCTCGTGAAGCTCACGGGGAAGCTCTAGGCGACAACCGGGGCGCCGCACACCGCGGCGCCCACCTTCAACCAGCAGACAGGAGACACGAACATGAAGACCATCCAGATCCCCGTCACCAGCATCGACCGCTCCAGCCCCGAGTACGCCACCGCGAAGACGGACCACGTCCTGACCCTGAGCCGCAGCCTCAAGCGGTTCGGCCTCGGCGGCGTTATCCGCGGCGCCCACGGCCGGCGTGAGACCAACGGCGACCTCGTCTCCGGACCGTGGGCGTACACCTACGGCCTCGGGACCTGCATCGCGGCGAACCCGGAGCACGGCACCTTTGGCGAAATCAAGCGGAACCTCGCGGCCGGCCGGGAACACGTCGTCGAGGAAGGCGACCAGATCGTGTTCGACGGTGTGACCTACGCGGTCACCGTCACCGACGGGTTCGGCAAGCCGCAGGCCGACAGCCGGCCCTACACCGACTACTCGTTCATCCGCCTCGTGGCGGTAGACGGCCCGACCCAGCAGACGTGCGGCCGGTGCGCCGGCAAAGGCTGGACGATGAACGGCTACCGCCGCGAGAAATGCAGCCAGTGCGAGGGCCGCGGGTTCATCGTCAGCTCGCCCTGCGGATGCGCGGACCGTCTCTGTCCCGCGCACCGCGGCGCCGATTGCCGCCTCGCCGCCACGACGACGCTCTACCGCATCGACATGGACGACGCGACGGGTACCTCGTTCTGCGACGGCTGCGCCCAAGACGCCATCGAGGCCGGCGTCTTCCAGACGGAGACGGTCCGGCACGCGAACACCGCGGCGGAGGCTCGCGCCCAGTGGGAGGCTGCGCCGGCCGTCAACGATGGCGGCTCGGACTGCCCCCGCTGCGGCAACTTCATCCCCGAGGACGCCGACGGGCACGAGTGCGGCGAGCTGGGCGTCGGGCCGATGGCGCAAGCCGAGCGCCGGGTACCCCCGATGGTGACCGTCATCGCCGCTCGCCTCGAAGGCGCCACCGACGCCAGCGACTGGGCCGTCATCGCCAAGCAGCTCCGCGCCGCGGCCCGGCTGGCCGACAAAGCGGCGAAGGGAGGCTTCTAGGTGGCCACCCGCGACAACTACATCGCGCGCCGCGGCGCCCAGATCGTTATCGTGATCGACCACATCGAATGCCGCCTCAGCGAGTCCGCCTTCATCGAGCTGATGGCCGGCGCCGGCTCGCTGCTCGCGGCCCTGCTGACCGAGCAGGAGCAACGGCGCGCCGCGCTCCGGCAGTCCGAGCCGTCCGCCCCGGCGGTCGTTGCTCCTCCGAGCCGGCAGCGCCGGCCGCGAGCCGTTCCGCCGTCCCCGTCCACCCGTAACCGCAACCTCACCCGAAAGGATCAGTGAACCAATGACTGTCAAGATTCTCCCCAACACCGGCAATCCCGTGGGCAAGCTCGCCGATGCCGAGCTGCACTTCTCCGAGGGACCGCTCGAAGGTCTCAAGCTAATCGGGTTCGGCATCTGGGAGCGGCGCCGCGGCGCGGACGAGCGCAACGTGACGTTCCCGGCCCGGACGTACAGCGTAAACGGTGAATCCCGCTCCTTTGCGCTGCTCCGTCCCATCGCGGACCCGATGGCGCCAGACCGCATCAAGGCGCTGATCCTCGACGCCTTCACCGAGTACGAGCGGTCGTGCGCGGCGGGCGAAAGGCGGCGACGATGAACCCCATCGCCGTCGCCAACGATGCGTTCCGCAAGACCCTCATCCGGCCGGCCGTGGCCGGTCAGACGGTGATGACGGCTGGCGTGGCGGCGCTGTCCGCTGACCAGATCACGGCGGTCTGGCGGGCTGTCGCCCAGTTCGACAAGTTCACCCCCGCCAACGACCCGCACGGTGAGCACGATTGCGCCCTCTTCGACCTGGAGCTGTTCCCCGGTCTCGGCAGCGAGCGCCTGATGTTCAAGTTCGACTACTACGAGGACGCCAGTTGCACCTACGGCGCCGAGGCGCCCGCGGTCTCCTGCTATCGCGTCCTCACCATCATGTTCGCAAGGGAGTACTGACCAATGGGATACAATCAGGAGCGGTCCGATATGAACACGAAACCGAAGGCCCCCAAGAAGAATCCTGCGGCCGCGGCGCTCGGGCGTCTCGGCGGTCTCGCCGGTACGACGGCGCAAACGAAAGCCCGCAGGGCCAACGCCAAGATGGGCGGACGGCCGGGGCGCGTCTGCGCCCACTGCGGCGAGCCGGTCCGCGGCGGACACAAGGACGCCCGCCTCGATGACAAGTGCCACAGCCACGCATGGAAGTGGTCCGACTGACCCGATACCTACCGGGTCACAACTGACGACGCACCGCGGCCGGCCCTGTGCCGGCCGTTCGTGTGTACGCACTGGAGGGCCCCCCGCGGACTCGAACCGCGGCACCGTCGCCTTGCAGGGCGACCGCCTCCCCGACCGGCCCGAGGCCCTCACGTCGATCCGCCCTTCCCGATACTCGTGACCGCTTTGAGCCGGCGGACCGCTTCCATCGCATCGGCCGCGCCGACGGCCAGCAGCGCCTCCATCAGGCCCGCGCACCGGTCCGCGAAGAACGGGGGCGCCACCCCGCCCAGCTTCGCGTCCGTGCAGTCCGTCTTCACCATCGACGCCTCGTAGAGCGCCGCGCCCGACAGGTCCGCGCCCCGGAGGACGGATTGATTGAGCCGGGCATACGCGGCGTTCACGCGCCGCAGGACCGCCTCGGTGAGGTCCGCGGCCACGTAGGCCTGGACGAGATTCGCGCCGGTCAGATTCGCACTGACCAACGACATGGCGGTCGGGGGATCGCCCGAGATGAAGGCGCGATACAGGTACGCGCCGCCGAGGTCCGCGCCCGTCAAGTCCGAGTCCCGAATGCAGAGCGCCCGGCCGGCCAGATGTTGCAGCTCGGCGCCGCGCAACTGGCACTCCACGATCTGCCCGTTCTCGAGCTGGGCCCCGCGGGCGGACACATCCGGGCCGGCGACGTTGAGCAGCCGGAGCGCCGGCAGGCTCGCGCCATCGAACGCCAGCCCGTCCGCCGCGGTCGGCCGCTGAATCACCAGCCCCATCCCCGAGGCGTTTACGAACGACGTGTCGCTCAGGTGGCACTTCGTGATCGTGAGCTGGGAGACATCCGCGCAGAAAAACTCGGCCTCGTCCAGCACGCACTCGTTGATGGTCGCGCCTTGGAGCGCCGCACGGGCGAAGCTCGCCTTCGTCAGATCGCACTGATAGAACGCCGCGCCGGACAACCGGGCGCCGCGCAGGGACGTGTTCAGAAACGAGCACCCGTGAAAGAGCGACCCGGTGGCGTCGAGCGTGTCATCGAGATTCGCGCCATCGAAGTTGCAGACCTGTGCCGCGAGCGCGTGAATGTAGACGCCGCGCAGGTTCGCGTTGCGGAAGGAAGTCCGCTCGGCGCCAGGACAGATCAGCGTGGCGCCCTCCAGATTCGCGCCGTCGAATCGCGTCCCGTGCAGGATCGCCCGGTTGAAGACCGCGCCGCGCAGATCGCACCCGCTCAGGTCACAGCCGGCGAGGTTCGCTTCCGTGAGGTCGAGACCGCGACCGAGCTGGAGCGCCGCGGCCGTCGCCGCGCCGACGTGCTGCCGCGCCTGCTCGCGCCCGAGGCCGGCCGCCGTCGCCAGTTCGACGCCGGTCACTTGGGCTCCCAGCCTTTCGAGAACCCCGCGAGGTTCCGGGTGACGCGCACCGGCATGCCGGCGTTGTCCGCCAGCCGCTCGACCTCCTCGGCCTCCATCTGCAACAGGAAGCAGATATCTTCGGGCGGCTCGCCGGCCTTGAGGAGCTCCAGCACGAGGTCCGACATGGCCTTGACGGTGTGCTCGCCGCGGGCCCGGTTGTGCCGGACCGTCGCCATCATCAGGTGAACCCGGTCGCCGCGGATGCGCACGATCGGCACCAGTCCACCCGTCAGCGCCGCAACCTCCGAGTCCGTCCGGGCGACTCGCCAGCGGTGCTCGCCGTCCACGATGACCGGCGCCGTCCCCGAGCCGTCGTCATGCACGACGATGGGCTGGGTCCAGCCGTCTTCGAGCAGGCTGATCTTCAACAGCCGATGCTCGGGTGGCGGCTGACTGTTGGGGTTGTAGTCGTTGGCCCGCAGCGTATCGACCCCGACCCATTCGACCCGGCTGATCGGTTGCGCGGTTACGTCGGGCGGCAGTTCCTCATCCGATGCCATTGCGTCTCCGGACCTTGATGGCGGCATTCGTGATGCGCTGCTGAATGCGGCCGAACTTGTTGCCCCCGACCTTGGCCGGGATGTAGAGCAGCTTCCAACTGAAGCCGGTGACCGGGTCTTGCACCGCATCGGGAATCGGCCGGGTCGCGCCGCCGCGGGCGCGGTGAATGGAGATGGCGACCCGGATCGCCCCTGCGGCCTCGCGCCGATTCTCGGGCGGCAGGAGCTTCAGCGTTTCGACCGTCCACTCACGCCACGTCAGGCCGGCCGGCAAGTCTTCATCGCTGACGCCGATGCCGTACAGCTCCGTGTTGCCGTAGCGTGCGCCCGTCGCGGCGCCTGGCACCCGGTCAATCATCTTCGTCCACAGCTCGGGCCAACAGAGCTTGAACGTGTAGAGCCGGCGCAAGGACTGCTCCCCGTACGACGGCGCGCACCGCTGGTTCGGGCGCGCGACCCCGCACTGCTCCATCACGTCGTAGGCCCGGTTGTAGTCCCAGCCGAACAGATTCGGCGCCTGCCACACGTCTTCGAGGTTCCAGTCGTAGATCGGGTAGGCGTTCCGACCATACGCCACGCCGGCCGGACTGAGGAAGGCCGTGAAGCCCGTCTTCATCGCGATGGCGCCGTAGCGGGACAAGCTCTCGGCGGCGCGGATACCCATGACGTGCCCGAGCGTCCCCTGCGCGCCGGAGAACATCGCCGGCATCAGCTCGCGAATCGCGGACCGCTTGAAGCCCGGAAAGTCGGTGATCGCGCCCTCGGGCAGCTCGCGCACCCACTTGTGCCGGTCCTCGGGCGCCCACGGATACCAGTACGGCGACGACGCCGAGCAGGCGTTCCGGTGCTCAATCGGCACGCAGTACCACCGCAGCGCCACGTCGGGGATCTGCCGGACCCGCTCGACGTAGGCGACCGTCTCGGGCGGGATCGCTTCCTCGTCGAAGAAGTACACATCCAGCGGGAGCCGGCCCAGCTCGCGAGCGCGCTCCAGCGTCAGGTTGAGACAGGCCGTCGAGTCCTTTCCACCCGAGAACGCCACGGCCACATGGTCGAAGCGGTCGAACACGTACGCCACCCGCTCGCGGGCAAGGTCGTAGCAGCTCGTCGCCAGGACGTGCTTCTTGTGGATGACGCTCATGGATTCACGCTCGTGCGCAGATCGGGACCGGATCGCAGAGCCACGACCGCGACCACCGTCTCGGGTCGCGTGGATTTTCCACAGTGTTCGCAATCGTAGAAGACCTCGATGTCGGCTCCGTGCTTCGCCTTCAAGGCTTCGAGCAACTCCAGCGCTCGTTGGATCGTCATGGGATCGTCGCGCTCCACGCTTGCAGCGCCGCGGTCAGCGCATCGCCGGCCGTCGTGACCTCGAAGACGTGCCGCGCCTTCCGCAGCGCCGCCCGCACCGTGCGCTCCTGCTCCAGCGACAACGGGCACGAGAACGTCTGGAAGTCCCCCGCGGTCACGGGCGCCGCGGCGTCGTCCTCGCCCTCGACCGGCGCCTCGGCGATCCCCACGATGGCGTCCGCCGACGCTTTCGAGGCGAGCGTCTCCAGCTCCTCCTCGGTCCAGAACGGTTTCAGGTCGAGGCCGGCGTTGCGGTCCGCATCGAGCTGCTCGATGTTCCACTCGGCCAGCTCCGCGGTGCGGTTGTCGAACAGCGCCAGCGCCCGCTTCTGCTCGGGCGTCAGATTCGAACGCCGGACCGCGATCAGCTCGTCGCCCTCGGCGTCGATGATCCGGACCTTCGAGATGCCGGCGTGCTCCGCGCCTTCCACCACGCCATTGCCGGCCAGAATGGTGTTGGTCTCATCGAGCACAATCGACCGTCCCGCCCCGACCTGCTTCAGCGAGTCGGCGACCATCTGGATGTTCCGCACGTTGTGCACGCGCCGATTATGCGGATCGGGAATCAACCGCTCGATGTCGAGTCGTTCATCGGGAGCCGTCGCCGTGTCTGCTGGTCGCTTCGCCATGTGGGCCTCACGTTTCGGTGCAGGGCTTTCGATTCAATCGCGTCGTAGTTGTAGGTCAGCTCCTCGTCCCGCTCAATCCGTCGCTGAGCAACCAGCTGGATCTCGCCTTGCCGGCGCTCGCGCACCACGAGATTCGGCTGCTCCGCGTGATTCATGTACCGCCAGTCGTCGATGGGAAACACCAACCAGCCCGACTCTCGGCTCCAGAACACGTAGGTGTTCAGCCACGTCCGCACCCGCGGCGGGAACTGGCGAAACTGCGCCACCGTGAACCGACGGTCGAAGCCCGGCACGAACTCCCAGACGGACGTGCCGGCCGCGAGGCCGCTCGCCGCGAACAGCCCCAAGCCTTGAATCGGCGACGGACGGACGACGGTCGGGATCAGCATCATGCCAACCGCCGTCGGGCGCACAGGTCGATCCAGACGGCGCGGTCCACCGGTACGCCGTCTCGCAGACTGGTCTGTCGGTGCTGCCACACGCCCGCGCCGGGATAGTGGGTGTCGGTGAACGCGAGAATGTCCGCCACGACTTGAGCACGGCCGGCCTGGAGCGCGAGGAAGACCTGACTGTGACCCGTCTCCTGTTCCGGGTCCGCCTTAATCTCGTACGTGGCCCGTCCGCCCGACAGCGCCGCCGCCATCATGTCGAGGACGAGCGCGAGCCCCGCGCCCTTCCAGTGCCCAATCGGCAGCATCCGCGCGACCTCCCTCGGGTCCGTCGTCGGCTCGCCGCCCGCGGTCCAGCCGCCGACCACCGGCAACGGCTCGCCGGCTTCGCGATACCGCGCCAACGTGCCGTAGGAGAACTGCGACAGCGCCATGTCGAGCACGACGTGCGCGGGCGGACGTGGGATCGCAATCACGAGCGGATTGTTGCCGAGCCGCAGATCGCCGCGCCCCCGCGCTCGCCCGTCGTCCGTCGGCATATTCGCCATCGTGTTCGACCAGCAGAGGCCGATGCAGCCGGCCTCCGCGGCCTGCCAGCCCACCGCGCCGGCTCGCATCAGGTGCGACGAATGCGCGAGCGCAACACAGCCGATACCGTGTTCCCGCGCCAGCGTGATGGCCCGCGCCATGCACGTCTGCGCGTTCAGATTGCCGGGGCCAAAGTGTCCGTTCCAGCGTTCCAGCGCGCCCGAGCCGCTGACCCGGACCGCGGCGCCATGCACGTTCACCACGCCCCGCTGGAGCATCCGGAGAAACCGCGGCACCCGCGCCAGTCCGTGCGAGCGCACCCCGTCCCGATCCGCATCGACGAACAGCGCCGCGCAGACCGTCGCCCGGTCCGGCTCCATGCCGGCCTCGCGCAACACCGCGGCCACGACCGTCACCAGCTCGCCGTATCGGACCGTCACCGTGTCGGTCATGCGCGGTCCTGCTGCGCGACCCACTCGGCCGCGAGCGGTAGCGTCCTGGCGGCGTCCCGAATCATCTGCGCGTCAATCGCCCAGCACTCTCGAAACCCGTTCTCCACATCGACCATCCACTGCGCGTGCGGATCGTCGAGCGTCGGCTGACCTTCGGGTTCGCGACACGCCCACTGCCCGGTACCGACCCGATACCCACGCGGCCACTCGTAGCACGGCGGCAACTCGAGCTGCTCGCGCTCGATGAGGGCGAACACTTCCTCGTGCGTCCAATCCCCGATCGGCGACCACCGCACCAGCCCGGTCGGGTCCGCGTACTGCAAGCTCCCGCGGGGCCCGACGTAGTTGTCGTCCTTCCGGCGCCGGCCCAGCGCCAGCACCGTCAGTTGCTCGTACCGGGCGAACTGCTTCCAGGCACGCCGATGCACTTCGTACCAGTAAGTCGCCCGCTCATCGCGGGTGAACAGCATGTGTGGGTGCGCGCGGAGCCAGCGCAGGTCAATCACGGGATGCTCGATGAGGTCACAGTCCGCGGGCGCGTGGTACTGGAACCAGCGGACCATCGCCGGAAACTCCAGATCGCGCGTGACCCCCAACACGCTGCGTGTGACCCCCGCCTGCTCCATCAGCCAGCGCAAGACCTGGGCGTCTTTCCCGCCCGACCACCCATAGCCGACGTGCCCGGTGCGCGCCTTCTGGCGGGCCTCGGTGAGGACCCGGTCGATCTTGGCGTTCAACATCCCCCAGTCCACCGTCGCGCTCGCGGTATGCCTGGCAGCCTCCCATGGGGAGGAGGCGTCGAGCCGGTGCTTCTGTCCCAGCGTCACGCGGGTACTCTGCTGCTGCTGCACGGGGCCCACCCCGGAACCCTGCCCAGTTGCCGAGATGCCGGCCGGTGGACGGACTGCCGGATATCCGGCACGACCCACTGACCGCCGCAGGCGCCGTCCCCCGGACTGGCTGTAGGACCGCAGGCCCGTCGGTGTGGGAGGCGCGGATACCGGACTGCGGACCGACCGCCGAGCGCGGACCGGACCTCGCACACGGCCGGCCAAGCCGTCGGAGCGCCTCGCTCGACGCTGCCGGATTGTCGGCAGTCCGGCCGGCTGACCGACTGCCGGCTTTCCGTCAGATCGACGCCTCGCCGGCAGTCGCCGAACGGTCGGCAGTTGCCGCCTCTCCGGCGCCGAACGCTCGGCATACTGCCGGGGGGCCGGCAAATCGCCGAGAATCCCTCGCCAAGGGAAACCTCGGCAGGCTCGCTTGCGTGTTCGCGAAATTCCGACGGGGGGTGTCGGGAAGGCCGGGGGTGTTGCTCCAGCCAGTGACAGTGGCAGCGCCAGCACCGGAACTGCCCGTCCCAGCTCGCATAGTTCGTGCTCGCCCCGCAATCGACGCACGTCATTGAGTCCCTCGCACTCTACTGGCGTTTCCCGTTCCCGTGCCGGCGCCGCCACGCCGCGGCATCGGGACACGTCGCGAAATGGGTCTGGCTCTGCTCGACGCCGAGAATCTCCCGGCTGTCCAGCATGTTGTCCTGCGTCTGCGTCACCACGATGGGCGCGTTGAACGGATGCCGCTTGCCGCTGAGCAGCTCGGCCCACTCGATGGTCGCCCCGCACGACCGGCACGTGCCGGGCGCTCGCGTATCGGCGTAGATGTAGAGCATCAGCCGGCTCCCTTCCGCACGTTGCAGCTCGCGCACAGCGACTGATGGTTGGCCGGATCGAGGAGCTCGCCCCCGAGGCTGAGCGGCTGGATGTGATCGACAACCTCGGCCGGCTTCCGCAGCCGGCGCCGCACGCACCAGCTATGCTCGCGGGAGAACGTCCCGTCCTGGCGTTGACCGCACCACGGCAGACGCAGCAGCCACAGCGCCGCATACTTCGCCCACCGGCTGTCGTAGCCCCGAGCGGAGGCCGACGCCCGCGGGTGCTTCGAACACCGACCGCCGCGGCACAGCCGGCCACAGTGCGGATGCGGACAGGGCCGGAGCGGCGCGACACTCATCCGCCCACGACCCAGAGCAGCAGCCCGGCGCCCGCCGCGAGAATGGTCGCGACCAGCACGAAGACCACGCCGTACGCGATTCCGTTGCTGGGCTCCTCGCGGTGGAACGGCCGGAACGGATCGTCGGGTCTCACGTCAGCCACCAGATCCAGAGCCAGAGCAGCCCGAAGATCGCGAGCGCGATCCAGATGCGGACCGCCGCGCTGACGCCGGGAACTTCATCCATCGCGCCCTCCGGAGCGCGCACACGATCCACACGACGCCGAACGACAGCTCGGTGCGCCAGAGCGTGTCGCCGATCACGATAGGCGTCAGAATGCCGCTACGCGCCATTGCCGGCCTCCGTCGGCGCCGGACCCAGCGCCCGCATCTTGCCGGTCTTGTACGACTCGGCGACTTGCGTCAACACGATCTGCGCGACCGTCTGGTCGTTGGGCATCACGATGTTCGCGAGGAACGCTTCCTCGAACGTCTCGATCTGGCTCTCGACACTTTCGAGCTTCGCCTTGATCACCAGCAGCAGTGCCCGCCACCGTTGCCGCTCGGCCTTCGCGTACCGCTCTGTGGACCGATGCTTGCCGGGGTCCGGCAGCGCCAGCGTGAATCGCACCACGCGGTCGTGGAGCCGGAACTGGACCCGCGCCATGCGGAGGTCGTAATCGACGCCCGTGCTGTATTGCTTCGCCTTCGCCCGGTCGAGCATCCGCTGAATCTCGCTCTGCGTCTGGATCACCGGCACACGGGTCTCACGGGCGAACATGATGCTTCTCCATTAGGAGCCGGTACGCGAATGCCGACTGCGGACCGAACAGGCTGTGGGCTCGCTGCACGACCTCGATGACCTTATCGAGCGGGCTGGAGTTGAACTCGGTAAAAGAGAAATGCATAACCGCCCACCCCAGCTCCGCGAGCCGGCGGTCGCGGCGATCCCGCTCGATTACCTGCGTCGGCGTTCGCTCGTGATACTCGTGGCCGTCCAGCTCGACGGCGAGGTGAGGTACGCGGACGTTGGCTTGCGTAGCGTCGTTCATCGCCTCCCGATCTGGCTGAACCCGAAAATCCAGCCGGTAGCACTGGTCGAAGTCCCACGTCACTTCGTACTGTCCCCGTAGCTCGTAGCTGTGCGACACGACGCCCAGAGCGCGGGCCTGTTCCCACCAGACCCAAAATGCCGGCTCCAACACGCCGTCGGCCGGCAGCTCGCCCCGTGCGATACGCGAGGCGATCCCTCGCCGAAACCACTCGCGGCGGACATGCCCGGCGTTCAATGCCCGCTCGATGTGCTCGCAGACAAACGGCGGCAGCATCAGTGCGCTTTCGGAACGTGCCGCGCTATCCGTGACGCCAGCGGCGCCTCGTCCGACTCCTCGGCTCCGGCGAAGTCCAACGCCGGCTGCTGGGGCGTGAACGTCACGAACCGCTGTTGCGTATGCCAGTTGCACACGAACTCCAGGTCGTCTTTCGAGACCGGCCCGAAGCTCGCATAGAACACCAGCCCGTAGCCGTCCACGCCCTTCTCGGTCCGCGCCCGCGGCGCCGAAATCTCCACGTCCATGAAGACGCGGGCCCCGAACACGCCGGCGCCGTCCTCGTCGTCGGCCGGCAGCAGGCAGACCGCCATCATCTGCCGCGGCACCGGGACGCGAAATTCCATCGCCTTGATTTTCGGTTTCGGTTGCGCGTCGTTCATCGTGAAGAGCAGCGCCCGCACGTCCGGATCGAACGAGACCGCCAGCTCCGGCGTGAACGGCTGGACGCGGAGCGTCAGATCGACCATCTTGACTTCCTCGCCGTCCTTGCTCCGCTCGACCCGGTGGCCGATGTCGTCGCAGTACGTGCCCACTCGGTCGGTGTCGAACAGTCGCATCACACGCCTCCTTCGAACAACGGCAACGGCGCCGGGGGTACCACGAGCGGCCGGACGCCGGCCGTCGCCTCGACCCGGATATCGACCCGCGGGTTGTCGTCCACGTCCGCATACTGCTTACTCGCGAGCAGCTCCACGACCTGGCTGTCGTCGCCCCACACGACGTGCGTCAGCGCATCGAGCACCGCGCGCAGGAGCTTGTCGATATCCGGCGCCGTCAGATGCGCGACCTCGACGCCGCGCCGCTGGTACTTCTTCGGGCGCGGTAACCAGAACGCCACCGACACGCGCACGGCTTCACCCAGCAGCTCGCGTTCCGCTTCCGGCTTCAGCGCCAGCGCATGGTTCGCGCCCTCGGCCACGAGCTGGGACCACGACTTGACGCTCTTGTTGGTCTCGGTCACGATGGGAAACTTCATCCCCGGAATCAGCAACGCGCGCATGTTCCCCTTGGGCTGAGCCACGCCGTAGACCGTGAAGATCAGCATCGCCGGCTGTGGCCGATGTGCCAGTGGTCGCCGTGCTGGTCAAAATCGATCCGGCACGGATACGGCCGCAGCGTGTCGCCGTCGATGAGCACCTGACCCGTGGGCCGCAGTCCCCGCCGCACCAGCGAGCGGATCGCCGCGAGCGCCGCGCCCTCCGACGCGAACAGCATCTTGCCGTCGTGGCCGCGGCGCCGCTGCCCCTGCCCGGTCAGCTCCCCCAGCGAGATCACCGCGCCACCCGTACGCCGTACTCGGCGCCGCACCGCGGACACTTGCCGTGCACGTCCAGCTCCACAATCGCCACGGCGTTCATCAGACACTCGCCGCAGTGCCGGCCGTCCCGCGGCTGGAGATTTTCTTCGAGCGCGAACGTGCGCCGGCCGTCCACTTCGATGCAGACCCGCCGCGGCGTGAGGCCGATCACGACGGCCGGAACCGGTGGCAGACGCCGGCCCCCGTGATTCGTTCTCCGGAACCAGACGCGATCACCGCTTCGCATGGCCCTCCCGACTGCGGCGCCTGAACTCGTCATCGCACGTCAGACAGTGCTCGCTGTACCCGTCGTTGCCGCCGCAATCGGGACAGCTCCAGCCGGTCGCATCGTGCTCGTAGTTGGGCGCCGGCCAGAGCGTCTCCCGGCAGTTCTCGCAGGCGTCGTTCAGCGCCTCTTGCAGATCCCCGACCTCGGCCAGCGTTACCGTGGCGTCCGGCTGCTCGCCGCACCACGCCGCCAGCTCGGCGCGCATCATCGTCACGACCTGCTCGCGCGTCACTTCTTGCCGCTCCCGGCGCCGGCTATCTGGCCCAGAGACTCGAAGCCGTGGCGTCTGTGACGAGCGGTCGTTAGCCACGGATGCAGATACAGGTGACAGCCGACGCAGACCGGCACCAGATTCCGTACGGCATTACTGCCCCCGTGATCGATAGTGATGACGTGATGCAGGGATAGCTCCTCGTGTCGCGCACACCCGAAGCAACCCGAGACCGGGCGCCATGATGTTCGCTGCGTCTCAAATGTGGACCGTACACTCTGCGGCTTCCATCCCCCCGGCCGCGCTATCGTCACGGCCTCGAAAAGCAGGAGCAGCTCTAGCCGATCCGCGCCGGCCGCGTGCCGGTCCCAGAAGAAGGCGAGCGCCAGCGGTTCCTGGCAGGCGGACAGACGCCGGACGAGGTCTGCGTCCACCTCGGGCGCGACCATCGACGCCGCGACCACCGGCCGGCCGGCTACAAACCGCTCGCGGATCTCCCGATACACCCGACTGGCTTCGAGCGGGTTCAGGGGATCAGGCGTCGAGATCGGGCGCTCTGATATGGGCGTCGGCGGCACGACCAGATCGTGATTCGACCCCACGAGTTGAAAGGCGCTCGCGATATCGTCCGGTGTGTACCGGACCCGCAGCCGCCCGCACCGCGCCTTCAGAGCGTCGGTCACATCAGCGAGACTCTCGAACGCTTCCCGCGCCAGTATTTCGCGCAGCAGTTTCGCCAGGAGCCGGCTTTTGGTTTCGATTTGTTGTGACCACATAGTGATCTTCGCGTCTGCGCGAGGTTCTAATTCTCCCAAGTACGATCACGTCACAAAGATCCACAGTCGGTACAACCAGCTCAGGCGCTTTCCGGTTGGAGCGGCCCCGGAGGCTGGGTACGGGTACGGGTACGGACGCGCGCGCGCGAAGCTAAGGAATCCGTCCGGACTCCCGCGAGATTCCACGCGCCTTCCGGTTGGAATCCAGCGGTCATGGCTGGCCGTTTCCCCCATGACGATGCTTACCGCCCAGCCGTTTTCGCTCCCGGTCGTGCTTCCGTTTCTCCAAAATGTCCGCCGCCGCCGCGTTGTATTCGAGGTAGTCATTCACCACGAGCACGCCCTTTTTCTTATCGACGACGCGCCAGAGGCCAACCGCGATCAGCGCCCGCACGCCGACCGCGGGGATGTGCAGCTCGTCCACAATGGCCGGCGTCAACTTGCCATCCGTCAGGTGCTTCGCCGAGTACAGGAGGCCGGCCGTGTAGTAGCCGAGCGCCCGCGCGCGCCCGTCTTTGCCGAGCAACCGCGCCGCTTCGAGCAACTTCCGGTGGTCTAACAGGGCGTCGTCCAGCCGGGTCCACATCGGTTACTTGTCACCGTTCTGCTGCTGGTTGATCAGTTCCTCGCGCGCCGCCTTCAGGGCTTCGATCTTCGCGTCGAGGGCGCGGATCGCCCGGTCGAGTGCGGTCAGTCGCTTGCTCATTTGGTCCCTCCGAATGGAATATCTGCGGCCGTCATCGGCGCCGCGGCCGGCGTGCTCAGCTCCTTCAGGCGCGCGTCGTACGCGGCCCGGAGCGTCTCGATGAGCGACGGCGCCATCGTCGTCGTCGCGGCCTTCAGCTCTCGGTTGAGTGTCTTCAGGGCGTCTTTCGTGCCGGCCGCGGCGATCCGCGCCGCCCAGTCCGGTGCACTAAGTGCTCGCGCCGCGGTACTTACTGCACCGCCCTTCGCCCAGGCCGCGAGCCGCTCGCCCGAGGTCTCGGTGATCGGCTTGTCGAGCGGGAATAGGTCCCGGTGCTGCTGCTGCAACTTGATCGGCAACGGGATGCCGGGCCGGTCCGCCATCAGCAGGAAGCTCGCGGTGAGCTCGAAGGGCAGGGTCTTTTCACAGATAGGAATCCAGCCGTTGAGGCCGGTCAGCGATTGCCGCTCGCGGACTTCCATCCGCCCGCCCTCGCCGCGGACCATCTCGATTTTCGGCTCGGCTCGGAAGCAGAGGATCAGATGCGCGCGGACCTGTAGGAGCTTCTGCACCATGTGCTTGTGCGCCATCTTCGGCTTGATCCACGCGGCCATCTTGCAGCTCTCGCGTTTCTTCCAGTCGTCGCCGGCCATCCGCGTCAGCTCGGCCTCTTGCCAGTCGAGAATCCCGCCGTCGCCCGCCCACTCGTGCGACGTGCTGTCCACGACGATGGCGGCGTAGCCGGCTTTGTCGGCCGCGGTAATCGCCTCGGCGTACCGCTCCGGCGTAAACGGCGGCGTCAGATCCCCGTGGTCGAATTGGAACTGGTCGGCGTAGTGCTTCGCTCGGCCGGCCTCGGTGTCGATGACCGCGAACCGGCCGGCGCCGCTGATCCCTTTGGCGAGCCGCATCGCTGTGTAGGTTTTGCCCGAGCCACTCGAGCCGGACAACCCGATGAGCAGCCCCACGTTCTCGCGGGTCGCCGGTCGAAATGTAAACGCCATCAGGCCTTCCCTTTTTGTGGCGTGCGCTTTCGGTACTCCCGCGAAATCCGGCTCCGTCGCGCCAGCTCCAGCCGCATCGCGATTGCCTCGCGGGCACAGAGCCGGCACTGATTCGACAACGCGCAGGCTTTCGCCGCGGCGAGATACACCTCGATCAGATGCGTGGAGACCGAGACCGTTGGCGCGAAGCGTTCCACGGTCACTTGTCCAGGCGCGTCTCGGATCGGGTCGCGGTCAGCGTATTCATCGCCTGCGTCATGATCTCCATCGAGGCGTCCATGCCTTCCATGTACGACTGCGCCATCGCGTGCAACAGCAACAGCTCGCGCTCCACGTCCGTGGTGGTCTTCTCCAGCTCGGGCCGCAGCAGCGCCGCCCGGACCGACAGTTGCTCAACGATGGTCATGTCAGCTCCTTCCGCGAGGGCGGCGTCCATCCACACTTGAGACACGCCGTCGAATCGACGAACTTGTGGTCACACGGCGGCGGTTGGAGCGGGGCCGGCTCGAAGATGACGACGGCGCTGGCGAATCGCAGCGGACTATCGAGAATGCCGCGCACCAACAGCCGGCGCCCGTCGAGCGCCAGTACGGTCAGCTCCACGATGCTGCCGGCCTCGACGTTGGTCGTCATGACAGCTCCTTCTCCAGCCACGCGGATTCGATCCATGGCGGCAGACTGGCGTAGGCGGTCCGCCGCGGATAGCCGATCCAGTCGTTGCGGTCGAGACACTCGCGCCACTTCTCCAGCGCGTACAGCACCCGTTTCTCGCCGAGCACCATCGCGTCGGGCCCGAGACCGATCACCGAGAGGCAGTACGGCGGAAACGTCTCCTGCACCGCGAACCGAAACTCGGCATCGAGACCGGTGACCGCCTTGAGACCGCGCAGATACCAGGCGCACTGGATATCGCTCCCGTTGTCGAATATCCGGCGTGTCCACTGCTCCGGGTTGGCGCTGACGCCAGTCGTCTTGTAGTCATCGATAGCGCCGGGCCGCAGCCAATCGAGCCGCGCTTTGCACCAGACGCCCTGCTCGTGCCAGATGACGGTCTGTTCCGGCTGACCGGCGCGGAACATCAGGGCGCCGCCGTCGCGATGTTTGTCGAGCTGCTCGCGGGTGGTGGCGAGCATCGCGCGCAGCGTCTCCCACGCGGGCGGTAGCATCGGAATCCGCCCGGCCGCTCGCGCCGCATCACGCGCCGCCTTCGCCGCGTTGGTCCGCCAGTCCTTCGCGTCGATCACTTCGACGGCGCTGCTGCCTTCGAGCAGGAAGGCGTGCGCGGCCGTGCCGAGGTCCGCGGCGTCGGATACCTCGTTCACGACCGCGGGATTGAGGCGAGGATGCTGCTGGCGGGCATGGGCAGGCGACTGGAGACAGAGCACGCCGGCAATGCCGGACGACAGTGACGGGGTCGGACACGGATCGGCCAGATAGGTCGCTTTGTCGATCGTGTAGATGCCCGGCTGGTCGATGATCGTCACTTGCCGGTCTCCGCGGTCTCTTTCGTACGCCCGCAGTACCAGCAGCGCCCGCCGCCCATCGTGAAGTCGTGGGCGCTCCCGAGCTTCGCCGGACATTGCGCCCGCAGCGGTACCCGGATCGTCGGCTCGTTGGGCCGTTCCGCCTGATCGCTAGCCCAATCCTTTTCGAGCTGCTCCTGGCGGCGCAGCCGTTCGCGGCGGTTCATGACCGTTCAGGACGCTTGGGATCGTCGGCGCGGCAGCGCCGCGGACACCGGCCGGGGACGCCAGCTCCCGCTCAGGTACTGGTCGATGAGGTCGGCCCGGTAGCGGACGCGCCGGCCGATCCGAGGCCGCAGCTCCTCAAGGAACGGCAGATCGCCCGCGGTGCGGGCCCGCTGAAACGCCGTCCGCGACAACTGGAGCATGGCGAGAACCTGCTCCAGCGTGTAGCACCGCGTGGTCATGCCGGCACCCGCAGTCTCGACGGCGCCGCCGCCTTCGCCGTGCGGCGCCTCTGCGCGGGATCGGGACCCACCCGGAGCCGGAGCGGATCGATCCCGAGCGCCTTCGCCAGGGCGATCACGGTCGTGAACCCCGGTCGGGCCGGTGGCTGCTTGGTTTCGAGCAGGGAGATCGTGTTCTGGGGAATCCCGCTGGACTTCTCAAGCTGCTTCTGGGTCATCCCCAGACGTTGTCTGACGGTTCGCAAGTACATAGGTCGCATAGGGGCAGTAGGTGTAGCAGAACCCGGATATCGATGCAACAGCGGCGAAATCCTTAACAAAACCGCCACATTTCTTGACTGAGCCGTAATATATCAGTAGACTGATACTCTTTCTTTCAAAGGAGTTGAAATTGAGAAACAGAGCGGTTAGGTTTCGTATACGGGAGGCACGGCCGGCAATGGGACAGAAAGTCAAACCGCCAAAGGTGCAGACGGGGCGCCCGGCATTTGTGAGCTTCAACTGGGATCAGTGTCGCGAACACTACCGACGGTTCTATACGGATGCGAAGAAACGCCGCGGCCTCCGGCAAGCCGACGTGGCCGCGGCGGGCGGACTGTCCGGCCAGAACGCCATCTCGTCGCTGCTAGCCCAAACGTCCGGCCGCGGGCCATCGGTCGAAAACTTCCTCCGGGCGCTCGCCGGCTTGGGTCTGACGCCGGCGATGTTCTTCACGAGTCTGGAGCACCGCGAGTTGGCGAGCACGTTGTCGGTCGAGGAGCGGTTCGATCAGATTGAGACGCAGATCGCGGAGCTGCAACGAGCCTGTCCTGGCCTCGCCGAAAGGAGGTCCGGCAATGGCGCGTAAGCTCGCCGGCACCGGGCCGGCCAAACACCCCGATAAGATCCGCCTGTTCGTCCGGCTCTTTCAAGGTCCCGGCGGACTGAAGTCCGAGACGAAGTGGCGGAAGGACTATCAGACCGCCGACGCCGTGCGGCAGTGGCAGGACGCGCAACGCGCCGTGCACACGAAGGCTCAGCGGCAGCAGACCGCGACGGCGCCAGCGGCCGGCTCCCTCGCGGACGACATCGCCCGGTATCTCGCGATGACCAACGTGATGACGTTGGTGAGCTTCGCGCAGAAACAGGACCATCTCGAGTTATGGGCCGCGGCGCTCGGACGGGATCGGCCGCGGGCCTCGGTCACGACCGAGGAGATTCGGATCGTGCTGAACCAGTGGAAGGTCTCGCCCGGCCGGCCGCGCGGTCCGCACGTCCGCGTCAGACCGGCCGGCCTCAACGTGGAGACGCTCCGGAAGCGCCGCGGCACGCTGCACGGGTTCTACAACGCGATGAATGCTGAGGACGAGCGCCTGCGCGAGGAGCGCGGCGAGACCGGTGCGCCGCTGCCCAATCCGGTTCAGCACGCGAAGTTGCCGGCGTCGAAGTGGTTGCACACCGCGCCGGCCGCGATGGAACCCGCCGACGTGGATCGGATTCTCAACGCGATGAACACGTACAAACGCGGCCCGACCGTCTTGACGGCGGAGGCGCTCCGGCTGCGAGTCTATGAGGCGTTACGGTTCGGACCGGCGACGGCCGCGACGTTGGCCCAGCGGCTCAAGGAGCCCGTCGATCACGTCCGGCCCCGCTGTACCGAGCTGCTTCGACAGGGGCTCGTTAGGCCCATCGTCAAGCCGGGGACCGCGGCGAAGCTCTGGGCACGCTGTCCCCTCAGTCGGCGTCAGCAGAAACCCCGCGTGGTCAGCCTCGCCCCGATCCGGCTGCGCGTCAGCCAGCGGACCGGCCTGCCGCCTGGCATCATCGCCGGTCTGCGGCCCGCGGACTTCAAGCGGCGCGAGCGCGCGTTGTCCATCGAGCGGCACAAGGGCGCGGGCGTCGAGCCGCGGCTCGTCCCGCTGGGCGCCAAAGCCTTCGCCGCGATGGAAGCGTTCGCCGCGGCCGGCGCGTGGGGGCCGTACTCCATCGCCGCGTTGAACAACGTCTTCAAACAGACCGCGGCGCGGCTGGGGATCACCGGCGTCTGGCAGTACCGGCTCCGGCATACGTTTCTGACGGAGGTCTATCGGGAGCGCGGCGATTTGGCGACGGTCGGCCGGCTGGGGATGCACGCGGCCGGCTCGCCGGTCACCGGGAAGTATACGAAGGCCGCGCACGCCGACGTAGACCGCGCCGCGGCGGACGCGATGGACGCCGCGTGGGAGCGCCGGGCCGCGGCCGGTCACCCCGCGTCCCCGGTACCCTCGCGGTACAAAAAGTTACCCCAAAAAGTTACCCCGAAAGGGCAAGTCGCACATTCGAAAGCTAGTTAGCCCTCGACAGATCGGCTCGTAGAAAGCCGAACCCCGTTCTCGTACCTCGGTGAGGACGGCCCCACTTTTCCGCAGAAAATCTAGCAAAAACCGGCCGAAACCGCGGGTTTCGGTCGGATCGGCGTGATCCCACGACAGACCACAAAAGACCGCTAACAACCGCTTGTGGGTACGAAAAGTTACCCCAAAAGTTACCCCAAAAGTTACCCCGACCGTTCCGCTACGGCCGCGCTCGCTGCACGCGCTGTCATCGTCCGTTCATTTTCTGCTCGACAGCCGGCGGTCTGGTCTGTTAATTACGGCGGTACGCGGAAGCGTCCGGCTGATATCGGGCCGGTGATAAAGGAACCTATCAACGAAGGGAGTGAGAATGGATCTGTCGCCCCGTATCCTCGGCACCGGTCTCGCGAAGCAGCTCCGCGAGCGCGCCTCCGCGCCGCTGCTCCGCATCGGGTCCGACGTGTTCGACCGGGACGCGCTCGCGCATGTGCACTGCTTCAACTTCATCGCCGCGGCCCATCTCGACCGGGCCCTGCGCGAGCTGGGCGTGAAGTCCACCCGCGACGTGTTCGAGCGCATCCCGCCCAGCGCGTTCGCCCTGCCGCAGATCGGCGCTATCTCGTTGGCGGTCCTCGGCGCGGCGTTCGAGGCGCGCGGGATCGGCGGCGCGGCGCCGCTCGAAGCGTGGGTGCGCCGGCATGCGCTGGCCGGCGACAGCCGCGGCAAAGATCCGCTCGTGACCTTCACGACGATTAAGCACCGCGAAGCCGCCGCGGCCAAGGCGGAGCGGCGGACCCGGAAACAGATCAAACGGGCGCGCCGGCAGCAGGCGCACGGTCTTCGGCTGGCGCGGTTCCACAAGGCCAGCTAAACCACATCAACCGACGGATATTCGGCTAAGGAAGGACTAAGGCATGAAGAATGGGACCGCTCTATCTCACGGGGGATCAACCGGCGGCAAGCTCGAACGACTGCTGGCACATCATCAGCAGATCGTCGCGGCGCTCCAGACGGCGCTCGCGCTGTTGAACGGCGAGGCCGTCGCGAAGAAGGCCGAGACCAACGGGCACGGCGTGCTCGGGGCTGCGCTGACGCTCGACGCCGCGCGCCGGCAGACGCTGTCCAAGACCAAGCAATCCGGCTACGGCTCCCGCGTGTCACAGAAGGCGCGGCGGCAAGCGAGCGCCCGGCTCCTGGCGACGTTCGACCAGCACAAGCCGAAACCCGGCATCCGAGCGATAGCCCCGCTCGTGATCAACGGCTATTTGAAAAAGCAAGGGGACGGCTGGGTCCGGACCGGAAAGGCGTTCACGGTATGACCCGTCGTATCGACCGCTTGTGGGCTGTCGTTGTCAAGGACGAGCACGGCCACGAAGGGATCGCCGTCGAGGAAGCGATTCTGCCGCCGGGGCTGCCGATCATCAGCGGGCACCGGCTGATCGTCGAACAGCGCGCGGAGGCGCTCGCGGAGGACCCGTCGATGGCCGGCAAGCGGGTCGCCGTCGTCAGCTTCCGCAGGGAGACGCCCGAATGAACGGGACGGGCCATGAGTAAGCCAGGACGGAAACTGCACGCGGCCTTCGCGAAGCTCGACGCCGCGTACGCCACGTTGCCGACCCTCGCGTGCCGCGGCTTGTGTTCGGTCGCGTGCGGTCCCATCGTGCTCACCGACGTGGAAGCTCGCCGGCTGCAACTCGCGACACACCGGGCGCCGCGGACGGTCGAGGACAACCGCTGCGTCTACCTGACGCCGGCCGGCCGGTGCAGCGCCTACGACGTGCGTCCGCTCATCTGCCGCGCGTGGGGACTGGTCCGGATGCTCTCGTGTCATCACGGCTGTCTGCCGGACCGCTGGCTGGCGGATGACGAGTTTCTGCGGCTTGCCCAGGCGGTCGAGGCGCTCGGGGGCGGTCGCGTGCTGCGGACCACCGACGCCGGACTGGAGCACGTTGCGGGCGAGAGCTTCGGGCGGATCGGGCCGGTCACCCGCTCGCCGGCTTCCATCGAGCGCCAGAGCGAACGGGTCCGCGGTCTACGGGCGCTGTTCGGCGGGCGCATTCTCGCGGCCGTAGACCGGAACGATCCATGAAGGCGCTGGTGCGCGGCGACGCGTCTTCGAGCGCGAGCTGAACCAGATGCTCGCCGCGCGCCGCGGCGTGACGCCACAGGAGTGGAAGAGGGGAAACCAGATGAACACGAATGACGACGATCTGCGTGTCCTTCAGTACGGCGTCGGGTACGACCTCGTGCTGAAGGGCCACGCGAACGTGGACGGGGAGTCGACGCTGGTGCTCGGCATCCGCTGCCATCGATGCCAGCGTACGTCCTTCCACCCGAAGGACATCACCGAGCGGTACTGCGGCGCCTGCAAGGTGTTCCACGAGGCGCGCGCCCTCACCGACTACTACAGCTTGGACGAGTTTGGTCCGCCGAAGGCGAAGCTCTGACCCCCTGACTCGGCCATACCGTTGGGCCTGAGAGGCGCCGCGGCGTCCGGACGGTCCGACGGTCAGCCGGCGAGCCGGTCGAGGCGCCTCGGACCGGCCAGCCGGCTTTCCGCTACCTCGGCGGCAGGCTCTTCACCAGCTCCAGCACGCACAGCAGGATGACCGGGACCCACAGCGGCGCCTTGCCCGCGGCCGAGACGCACGCCATCAGCAGCGCCAGGAGCGAGAGCACAATCGCGACCGTCAGGATATTCATCGGTCCCTTCTCCCTTCATCTCGCCGTTCCTCGTCTCCCCGGTCGCGCGCCGTCACCGTGAACGTGAACGGCAGGCTGTTGCTGTCCTGCCCCGCCGCGGACCGGACCGAGACCGGCAGCGTATCGGGGCCGGCCCAGACGGCCATGTTGATGAGGGTCGTCACTTCCGTCGGCGACACGAACGTGGTCGGTTCCTCCAGTCCGGCGAAGACGATGACCGCGCCCGGCGTGAAGCCGGTCCCGCCGACGTGCAACGTGAAGTTGGGACTGCCCAACACCGCCGTGTTCGGCGTCAGCGCCGAGACGACGGGGGCCGGCGTCGCCACCGCCGCGCCGCGGACGGCACTCGTCACCGGCTGGCGTCCAATGACGGTCGCCATGTTGGAGCCGACCACGGTCTTGGTCGTGCCGTCCGCCAGCGTCAGCGCCCAGAGATACAGATGCTCGGTGATGGTCGCGGTCGGGGGCATGGCAGTCCGTCCTTTCAGGGTTAAGCAGCGAGCTGTACGAGAAACACGTCTTGCCGGCTCCGGCCGGGGTCCGCGGGGTCGGCGCCCAGCGTCTTCTCCCAGTTGCTCGTGACGAGCGCGAAGCGTCCGCACGGGCTCACGTTGGCGATGGGTTGATACCAGAAGTACGTCGAGGCGCTGTTCTCCTCGTCCCGGCTGTCGCTGCGGTGGTGACAGAAGCGATAGACGGTAGACGGCCCTTCCGTCTCGATGGCGATCACCTCGTCGTCGAGCGCCCGCCACGGGGCACTCTCGTCGTTGAAGCGAAAGGTCGAGGAGATGACCGGCACGCTCCGGTCGATAACGGCATTGTTCCACGTGGAATGTTCGCTCAGGTAGACGACCTTGGGCGTCAGCACCGGGTCGATCAAATCGCGCCGGTTATCGAGCGCATCGAGCGGCCGGAGCTGCCACTGGGCGGCGTCCCACGCGGCCGTACCGGAATCGGCATTCACTTGCCAGCCGTAGCCGAGCGCGTCGTGTCCGCCCGGAGACACCGTGACCGGCGCCGCGACCTGCGTACTCACGTCGATGAAGATCGTCTGGTACGGCTGCGCGCCGGTCGGGTAGAGCGCAAGGTACTGCCCGCTCAGATCGACGGCCGCCGAGTGCAGCAGGCAGGCGAGCGGGCCGAGCGTCTGCGTATCCACGAGCGTCGTGAACGTCGTGCCCCCGATAGGCATCTGCCCGATGTAGTGATGCTTGTCCTGCCCCGTGCCGCCGAAGAACACGACAATCGAGTCGTCGCTCGTGATGATGCCGCCCACGTAGGTGCGCGTGGCGTCGTCGAACCCCAGGTCGAGGCCGAGGGTGTCGAGGTCGAGCAGGTCGGTCGTCTGCGCGTTGCCCTCCCCCAGCAGCGTCACGGCTTGAATCGTGCGGCCCCACTGCCCGCCGAGCGTGTAGAGCACGTTCGGGTCGCGGCGGCTCCAGCACGGCTCGCCCTGCGTCTTCACGTCGGCACTCGCCATCTGCACATCGGCAATCGCCCGCGCCGTGGTGCCGTCGTACGCGAACGCCTTGACGCCGGTCTGTCCGCACACGATGAACTTCGTGCTGTCCGCATTGAACGCGGCAAGGTGTGCGTTACTCGGCACCCGGAAGCTGCTGCCGCCCATCGTCTCGTCGGTCACGCGGAGCATCGGCGTCCCGAACGCCGGGTCGTGGAACGCGAAGCCCGCGGGGCCGAGCTGCGGCAGCGCCGGCTTGGCGCGGGGCTCGCGGTCCTGACAGGCGTGCGCGTACGGACTGTCGGGATTCGGATCGGGACCGGGCTCCGGCTCCGGCGGGACCGTGGCGACGCCTTCCTGCTTGACGACGACCGGCGTCGTGCCAAAGGTGATCGTGGTTTCACGGAACGACTCCGGATTGAGCACGATCCGCACGATCAGCGTCTGGGTTCCCGTCATCGGAAAGGTACTCTCAGGAAACTGCACCCACGGCACCGGACTGCTCGCCGACCAGCTCGCCGTCGCGGGGTCGGGTGTCACGCTGACCTGGAAGTTGCTCTCCGGCTGTCCGCCGTAGAGCGAGGGCGGCGTCACGACGCACGGCGGTTCCGCCGCGCAGGTCAGATCAATCTCCGTCATTACAACCTCGATCCATCGGGCCGGCGCGCGCCGTTCATGTAGCCCCAGACGAGCGCCGATCCATGCTTCACATCGTCTACGGTGCAGCAGCCGATGTACGACCGCTGGTTCGCATACTCGGGCGTCGTCGGCAGCGTGGTCAGGATCGGCGTGCCATTCGCGTCTACGGCGTCGTCCACTTGGCCGGTCCACTCGTCGGCGTCCCAGAGGAAGAACGCATAGTCCTCGTCCATCCTGAACAGAAAATCGTTGCCCCGCTCGCCGAACAACCACAACGTGTCCACGAATCTGGCCTGCATCATCTGCGGACTCCAGCTCGGTCCGGCGGTCTGATAGTTGATGCCGTCCAGGTAGCCGGCGAGATCATCAAACCAACCGAATCGGCCGCGGTCATCGTCGTTCGCTTGCCAGCTCGTATAGTGCGGCGCCATGTGTTGCCAACTCGAGATGCCCGCGGCGTGGCACGTCGTGCCGATGAACTTGTACGCGTCGATGCTGTCCTTGCCGGGCGTGTTCCACAAGTTCCACTCCCAGCCGGCGATACATTCATCGATAGCCTTCGCCGCGATCAGTTGCTCCAGCAGCGGCCCCGCCCAATCCGCCCACTGCTGGCCGGTCATGTTATGCGCGCAGTTGGCGATGCGCCCCTCGAAGTCGAGGAAGTATTTCGATCCGAGTATCACCTGACACCACGGCAGGTACTTCTTCACGAGATGGCACGTCTCGATGAACTGATCTATCGTGCGGCCGGCGCCCGGTGGCGAGTTAGGCCCGTTGTCGATTTTGCCGAGCGAATCGGCCAGGGAAAGCTTGCCGTGCGTGTACTGAAAGCTCGCCTGCTTCGCCCAGTACTCGTCCTGAAACGCAGGCGAGTAGCGGTCGCTGAACCAACTGAAAATCCGTTCGTACTTCCGGCCGGTGCCGGGGATCTGCGGCGCGCCTGGCATCTCGACGCCCCACGCATCGCCGCGCATGAAATTCCGGTCCGCCGTCGGCGGCTCCCACGGCATCGTGGTCCGATAGTTGATCGGCGTGGCGAACGGCGGCAGTGGGCCTCTCGCCGCGGGCGGCGTGGGGCGGAGGCCCTGCTTAAAAGAATCGAGGCTCACTTGCAGCGTGACGTGGTCGCCGACCGGCAGATACAGGTACTGCGGCCCAATGCTCGGCTGCCCCGTCGCGGCCACGAGCTTCCAGCCGTTCGACTGGAACGTGACGAGATCGTCGGGCCGGCCGGTCACACCGTGGTTACAGTAGCCGTTGCCGTCACTGTAGCGGGAGCTCGGAGTGCCGTTGTTGTTGTTGATCAGGCTCAGCTCGACACCAGAGACGGGCTTGCCGGTCGTGTCCACGCAAGTGATCTCCAGTACGTAATGCACGTCGTCGGGATCGCCGGCCTGCGGCGCCGGCCGCGGCGGATGGCGGAACAACGTCGGCAGCGGGGGGCGCTGGTAATTCGTCGTCATGGGCGTTGATCTCCTAATTGCTGGTTGAGCCAGTCGCGCCAGCGGCCGGGCGCACAGGTGTACCCGCAGACGCCGTTCGGGCAGCGCGGGTCGAGAAACAAACGGGCCGGAATCCGGTCGCTGCACATCAAGTCCGTCGGCGCGAGGTGCAGCGTGATGCCGCCGCGACTGACGCACGCCGTTGTGACGAACGCGACGGCGAGCACGAGCGTCCGCGCCGTCGCGCCGTAGTGGTGGTCGCTCATCCGCCCGTCGCTTCGAGGATGATGGCAAAGTACAACCACGCCCCGCCCGCCGCCCAATTCTGCCCGTCCTGCCGTCGCCAGTAGACCGTGCCGGTATTGGCAAACAGCAGGTACGTCGGCATCGGTCCCCACGCGACCGGGTACGTCGCCCCCGCGGGACCGAGCATCGCGAATCCCGGTTGAAACAGATACAGACTGCTCGACGCCGCCGTGAGCGTGATCGGATTCGCGCCAAATTCCCACACGACCGTATTGCCCCCGAGCTGCCGGTACCGATTGAGCACGGTCGTCATCGGCTGGTTAATCGCGCCGTCGTTGGTGAGGGCCGTCCCGGCGGGCATGTTCGTCCACGCCTTGCCGCCGCCCGCCGTGAGCGCGCCGTCGATCTGGCCGTACAGTTCCTGCTTCCACGCGTTATCGAGCACGGTCCCGGACGTGCCGGACCCGTCGTCGTCAATGATCGGCGTGCGGGTAATCGTCATCGTCCGGGTTCCCTTCCTTAGGTGATGCCGCTGCTGTTGCGGGCCACGCGCAACAGATCCTCGAAGCTAAACCGGTTCGACGAGGCCGTTACGGTCGCGAGCGGGTAGACGTGTGGATACTGGAACAGCGAAAACGTGATCTGTTGAATCTTGTAGTCCCCGGCCAGATTGGTCGGCAGGGGCAGATCGACGTGGACGGTGGAGCCCGAGCGCAGATTCAGTTCGCGGGTCGTGTACGTCAGCGTCGCTTCGATGTCTTTGCGGAGCGCCAGCAGCGCATTGGCTCGTGCGCGGCTCTCGATTTCGGAGAGCCGGTTGTCCTGCACGTACATTTCAATGATGCCGTCGCCGCCGGTGATCGCGCCTTGTGCGGCTTGCGCGGCGGCGTCATCGACCTGGACCAACACATTGACGGGGTCGCCCGTCTTGATCGGCAGCGTGATGGCGCCCACGCCCGACGCCGGAATCCCTTCGATCGCATTCGCCGCGATGATCGTCGCGTTGTAGCTGATGGTGGCGAGGATTGCGCCCACGCCCGACGCTGGAATGCCGGTGAGACTATTCCCGCTGATCCCGGTATAGCGGATGGTTTGCCCCGTCACGAGCGCCCACCCCCCCGTGGGGCGAAACGCGGCGGCCCCCGCCACGAGGATCGTCGTGGACCCGGCGAGTGCCTGTCCCTCGGGTTGTTTCAACCCTGACGTGTCGCCGGCTGGCGCGTTGACGCCGAGGCTGGCATCGGCGAGCGTGTCGAGAAAGGTCGTGGTCGTGTTGTCGGTGATGGTCGTCAGCAGTTTCAGTGCGCTCGTGTTGGCGGCGCTGCGGTAAATGCGTCGCCAGTTCGAGGGACTGCTTTGACTGATCGGAATGCCCGAGAGGGCGACTTGCGCGACCGTCGCCGTGTTGGTCGAGGGCGCGGCGGGTTGTCCCGCGACTTGCGCGTTGGTGAGCCGATCCGTGGCCGTCGTGGTCGTGTTGTCGGGGATCACGAGGGCAAGGCGGAACACACCTGTGCCGTCCCACCGATAGAGTCGTCGGGCCGTGACCGCCGCGCCGCCGCGTTGCAGATCGTACACGGTGACGCCGCCGGGCACGGGGTTGAACGTCGTGGGCGCGGCCACGGCCCCGACCGACGAGGTTTGGTAGAAAAACGTTTGCGAGATTTGACCGGGCGCATTCGGCCAGCCCCCGGTCCCCGAATAATACAAACCGAAGATGGTGGCGGGGCCACCGTTCCCGCTGATCCAGACGTGGAGCGTTTTCACGTTCGGATCGGGCGAGCACGGCACGTCAAATTGAAAATCGATGAAGCTGCCGGGCGGGCCGTTCGGTGCTTGCTTTATGACATACGCCGCCGCGGGACCTCGGGGTGTTTCGTTGATGGTCGGCGGGGCCGATAGCGCGTTGTTCGGCGCAGACGAGTAACTCCCCCAGAGCACGATGGTGTCGCCCGCGCGGAAGTACGGCGAGGTGAAATACGTGTTGCTGTACGGGTAGTCGCGGATCGCAATCGGACTCGTGGGCGGGGCGAGCGCCGGTTGCGTCCAGCCGGTCGCGGGGCCGATCAGCGTCTCGCCCGCGGCCGTCACAAACGACACCGCGTACTGGTGCCCGCCCACGTCCGGGCCGCTGCCGCCCGCCGCGACACTGCTCGCCCCCAGTAAGGTGGGTGGTTGCGTCGGCGGGGGCAAGACGCCGAGCACGTTCACCGCGACACGCGGGCCGACGAGGGATTCGCCGACGCCGGTGACGAACGACACGGCGTAGTCGTGCGCCCCGAGCGTGACCCCAGCGCCCGGCACGAGGTCGGCTTTCGGCGCGGCCACGGGCTGCACGCCCGGTCCGACGAGCGTGCCCGCGCCGCCCGCGACGGGCGTCGTGTACGTCAACCGCTGCTGCTGCACGGTGACGACGCCCCCGGCGGGGTTGTACCAGGTGATCGCGTCCACCGGCACGATCGTATCGCCCGCCGTCACGGCGCCCGCCGCATTCCCCCCGCCGCCTTCGCAGTAGGCCCGCGTGACCACTTGACTGCGGTCGCGGGTCAGCGCGACGTGCTGCACCGTTGGGTGCGTCGGGGTTACGGCACGCGGGGGCGTCACGCTGTTCGCGTCCTCGGCGGTCAGGTAGAAATGCAGATCCTTCGCGTAGTCCACGTAGAACGACGCGCCGATCCGCTTCGCCAACTGCGACAGCGCATCGGTCACCGAGGTGTTGGTGAAACTGATCTCGTCGAGGACCGGCAACCCGCTCGCGACGTGGGCCGTCGTAAAGCCCGTGGTGAACCGGGCGATGAGGTCCAGCGCAATCGCGGTCGCTGTCAGGTTGCGATAGAGCGCGATCACGAGGCGACGGTCGAGCAGCGGCGTGTGATCGATACAATCCACGCGGTAGGCGACGTGGTCGGGATTGTCCACCAGATACACCTGCTCCGTCCGCAGCACTTGCCCCGCGAACAGGGGGTTCAAGGTGTTGGGCGACCCGAGGGTAATCACGACCGGCTGCCCGAGCGCGGGCGCGATCCCCATCGCCGTAAACGCGCACGTATTCGGCGCCTGTTCCAGCGTGTCGGTGATCGACAGGGTGTCCATCAGGACGCGGCCGACCGGCGCGAAGGCGCGATACGCCGCGAAATGAAGCGCGAGTTCGGCCGCCGTCAGCGGTCGGGGATAGATCGCCACTTCGTCCAGCGTGCCTAGCAGGTAGTTCGCCCCGGCTTCAAAGCCGATCCACGCCGTGCTCGTGCCGCCGACATGTCGCAGGGGGAAGGGGCCATCCGCGACGCCATCGACGTAGAGCGTGACCGCCGAGCCGGTCAGGGTCGCGGCGATAAAATGCCACTGGCCGTTGTTGACGGGGATCGTCCCCGCCACAGCGTCTTGCGTCGTATAGACCGCCAGGATCCCGTTTTGGACGCCGAGGAACACGTCGCCCAGTCCGCGCGTGGAGAAAATCGTGCCCGCCCCCGCCGTCTGGATCGTCCAGAGACACGCCTCGATGGTCATCCCGGTGGGCGTCGTGACGGGCGGCATAGTGATCCCGCCTGTCGCGCCGTCGAACGCCATCGACGCGCGTCCATCCGCGATGGCGGACGGTTGGTTCCGCGCGATCCCGCTCGACGTGAGCGTGCCGGTGGCCGTCCCGATGCTGTCGGCCGTCGTCGGGCCCGTCGCTTCTTCGAGGCGCCAGTGATGCGTCGCGCCCGCCGCCTTGATGACCTCCGCGTAGGTGAGCCGCGTGTGATGCACGGGCACGCCACCGATGCTGATAAACGTGTCGGCAGACCGATACGCGCCACGGGTCGCCCCGCCCCGCGCAAGTTTCCCGAGCGCATACATGCGGGCCTTCTCGCCCGCGACGAGGGTCGCCATCAGCCCAGTCCGCCCGACACGGGCAGGCGCGTGCCCTGCGTCCGCAGCAGGTTCATCATCGCGCCGCCGACGACGCGGGCAATGTCATTCGGGGAGCCGAGCACCGCGCCGTTCAGGTTGATCGTGACGTTGCCGCCGCCCGCGCCATTCGGGACGATCGTGCCGTTGCTGCTCGGCACAAACAGCTCGGGACCTTGCTCGCCGACCGTATAGGGTGTCCCGGCGCTGACGGGTCCACCGCTCGCCCGGCCCATGCCACTCCCGGTCGTGCTCAGGCCGCCGATGTTGCCGTGGATGATCCCGCCGGAGGCTGCATAGGCCGCTTCGCCGGGCGTCATCCCGCTCGCCATGAATCCGCGGGCCGCCGCCGAGCCCTCCGTAAACTGCGGGAACCACGTCTGCACGCTGTCGGCAAACGAGTTAGATTCGACGGTCGCGAGCTGCAACGTGCGGACCACGGCGTTGGACGCATCCTCGGCGGCGTCGATCTTCGCCTTCGCGGCGTCCCAGGCGGCGCCCATCGCCGAGGGCACCGCGATGAAGGAATTCGAGGCGTCGTCCCACATTTTGTTGACGGGCGTAATCGCGTGGCCGATGCCCACGATCTTTCCCCCGAGGTCGTCCACGGCTTTCCCGGCCTTCTTGCTGTTGTCCTCCCAGCCGAGCCCCCAGCCGTCGGCCGCGAGCTTGGACGCGTTGGCGTCGAGCCGGAGCTTTTCGATGTGGTCGGCGCTGAACTGGTCCGCGTGGGCGAGCGCGAACTGATACGCCTCCTCGTCCCGCTTCGCTTTGTCCTCCGCGTGCTTCCGCGAGGCTGCGTCGTCCGCGACCCGGTTCGCTTCGAGCTGGGCGTACTTCTGGAGGTCGCGGACCGCGAGCGCATCGTAGAACGCCGCGGTGTCGGTCCCCGCCGCCTGATGCTTGGCGATTTCGTTGTCGTACCACTTATCGATGGCCTTCTGGGCCTT